AACGACTTTTTCACGAGCTGGTCCATCAGGTGGGAACATCTCTTTCATAACGCGTGCTGCAAAGTCCACGCATGCTTGAGTCAGCATTGGGTGAACAACCTTTGAAGCACCTGTGAACGACGCACCACCAGGAGCATCATCACCAAGGCCAGTACGTCTTAGACCTTCTTCGTACTGTTCATCACGACGTTTGCGAGCTTCCTTGTCCTTCTCAATGATGTCACAGAGACTTGAGCCAAGGTTTGCCAGCTCCATGGAAGGCATTGACTCTGCCAAGTTGGCATAGAACTCTGACTCAGCTGGTGTGGGTGATTCGTCAAGCGTGACTAGCGCACCACCGTCATCTGTGTCCTCGACATCGCTGTCATCTTCCGGAAGGTCGATCATCTCGCCTAGGTTCTCATCATCACGTTCAGCCATTCAATTCTCCGGTTCTAAGCAGCGTATGGGTTGGTCAGCTGCGGTTTGTTTGAGGCTTCACGACGTTCTGGAGCTGGCTTAGTGACTGAGAGCACGTTGCGGTCGGCAAGTAACCTGAGCGCTTGTGTCGTGCTGTCAACAAAGTCATCATGCTTGATGGAACCTTCCCCAGTAAAGCTGCAAAGCTGTGTAATCAATGGATCTGCCCAGGAACGTGGATTCCCAGGCCGCTTGTCAGATTCTACTACCCAAACGAATCCGTGTGCAAATAAATGTGAGACGGCATGTAGTCTGCTGAGCTTGTCTGCACGGCCAGGATTGTATGGATAGGCCAAGATGTCCTCACGGGCCAGCATCTGACGAAGGCTGATACCTGATCCTTTGTCCTCGATGATCAGCAAGTCTGGGCTGCGACCGGTCAGGTAAGACTGTTTCGGGCCTACAAGCGGCTTGATCATTGGCTTCATGTCCTCGTCGCCATACCTGACGGTGTACTCCTTCTTGACACGTTCGATCAAGGCAGGCAGTCCAAGGTGATCTTGCCAGCAGTCAAGCAGTATGAATGCAGGCTTCTTCTCATGTCTGAACACGCCCCAGACCGAGCAGGCCGTGGGGTCAGGATCGTGGTTCTTGCGGTCTGTAGTCTTCTCAGTGAAGGCCGTGTCAAGGCTCATGACAATGTATTCGAATCCAGGCAATGGCTTGTCCTTGGACCACAGCTTGATCCAGCTACGTTTGATGATGCCAGTCTCTTCAGGATCGATGACCTCGGCATGGATCTCTTGGCGGCCGAGCTGGGTTCCTTCGTACTGCGTGATCTGTTCAAGGAACGACTTGGCCAAGTTTGCAGCATTGTCGTAGGTCGAGCCGCGTGTAATGTGGATCTTGCTGTTCTTCTTCTCGGCATCCTTGATCATCTTCCTGACCAGCTCAATCGGGCGCGGGGTTGTAGTCACCACGACCTGTGGATGGTCACCGAGACGCAAGCCGAACCGCATCATGTCCCATGTCTCATCGACATATTGCCAAGCAGCCAGCTCATCACACCAAACTCTATGGAACTGTGGACCGCGCAGACGGCTTGGTTCTTCAGCAGAGAAGCCCCTGATCGATGATCCATTGGTCAGTGTGATCTCGGCGATTGATTTGTTGTAGTTAGCCACGAGGCTTGGTGGCAGGGTGTTGATGATCCCTGACTCACCCTCAAAGCAAACGCCTCGGATGTCAGCGGACGTTGGTGCTATGACCCCGCAGCGAACGCCAGGGTTCTTGACCGCGTAGTCTGCTATGTCCTCAGCCCCGGTCCTTGTCTTACCGAATCCACGACCTGCAAGGATCAGCCAGATCGACCAGTCACCATCAGGTGTGATCTGTTCAGGACGAGCCGTGGCCTTCCACCTGAGACGCCAGGCTAGCAGCTCAAGATCCGAGACCTCGAGGTGCGCGAGGTTCGTTTGGATCAGCGATAGCTCTTGCTGCGAGAGAACTGTCATTTGCTGTTAAGCTTCTCGATCAGTCCTGTGATCTGCTCAATCAGCTCGAGCCTCATTTCAATCGGACCGCCATCAGGGCCAGAGATCTCGATTGCTTTCTTCTTGGCATGACCATACTGAACAACTTCCTTGAGACAGTCTTTGCGGACCATCAGATCGTTGTTCGGATCAAAAGCCATCTCGGCCAGAGCTTCGAGTGGGTCGCCGTGTTTCTCGACGATCTTGTCGAAGATCTCTTGCCGCAATACGTTGCGCTTGTTCTGGGTTCCTTTCTTGCGACCGGATCCCTCTGGTTTAACGCCCTTCTGAAATGTCATAGCAAGGCTCCTTGTTTTCTACTTGCCTTCTATTTTAGATCGAGCTGCGCAAAGACGTAAACAGGCGTGTCAAAAACGCTATAGATGTTTTTTTCAGGCATAACAGGCTGGATCTATCCATTCAAGTTAATTATTTCATTCGTTCGTTCGCTCGTCTCTAATCTCCGCGAAGTCATAACTGGTTGTATTGATTCACTCTTTTATGGCTCTAAAAACCCTCTATAGGGATTTTGGAACGAGTCCACTGATCCAAGAATCAAGTCGCGCAGTTATTCACGCACTTTGTACAACTTACACAAAATGCAATGTATAATAGATCTCTCATCAATCAGAAAGGAGAATGACATGTCACGTCCTGTAGAAGCAACAAATGCACTCGACTTAGACACCGTAAAGATCTTGCTTTGGGCCAGTGAGTATGGTTCAGGTCACCCGAATATCAGTCGCTTGTACGACAGAGAATCAGCCGATGGCCTCGATATTTCACGCGGTACCTTCTTCAACGCGATCAAAGGTCGCAAGGTCAGTAACCACGTGATTGCAGCCATTGACGAACTCATCGCCATTCGTGGCTGGCAGTCCAAGTACCTAGAGCATAGCCGCGAGGAACATAAACGCCGTGTCGTCAAGGCATTCGAAAGCCCACCGTCTTATTGCTCGGTGTGCGGTCATCAATGCAGCCATTGTGGAAGTCCAAGGACTGAGAAGCGTCGCAAGGCCGTCTTCGACTTCTTGAAGGTAGATCCGTTAGACCTCGGATGCAAGCAGCGCAACGATCCTGACGAAGCTGCGTAGTGCGAAGTTAAAAAAAGAGGGCCCTTTGAGGCCCTCAAACGCTTGTGTTGGCAACTGCAAGCAAGGTTATCTTATATCAGATCTCTTCGTTAGAACGCTTCTTTCGAGACTTCTTTGCCACTTGGTTGTGGAAGTCGTCCAGTTCTTTCTGAGCCCTGTGAATAGCTTCGCTGAGCCGTCTTGATGATGTCTTGGAACAGTTCTTGCAAGGCTTCGATTCGTCGATCTTTTGCTGCGAGCTCTTCTTTGAGTCGTTTGATTTCAGACTGCGCTTCGCCCAGCTGTAGATCCATTTCAATAAAGTCATTGGTGTCCATTTCATGAGCCCAATATTACACTGACCAGGCCTGCAATCAGTCCGAATAGTACGTCAGCCATCCTTGTTCTCCTCTTCATCTTCGTCCTCTTCTGGTGGCTCGTCTGTCCAGTCTTCCTCGCAGCACGAGCTCACCTCCTCAATTTGAATGTCCACACCCTTGGCGCCCCAATACTCGTAGGAGCCAATCCCGAAGTCAACTTCGATGACGTGGCACTCCTCTTTGCAGTGGCAGCACCAAGGCATTTAGAACTTCTCCTTGTAGAATTCTTCCACGGCTTGGGCAAATTCGTCTAGACTGAACTCACCGCCTTCACCGTCTGAAGGGCCTGCATGGTTCCAGATCCACAAGGTCCGCTTTTCCGGGTCAATCCTGACGGTCAAATTATTGACCTTGATTGTGTTCACCAAGTGCAGGATATTCTCCAGGCTCGTCTTATTCACCACCACAAACTCGTCTTGCACGTTCGGCTCTACGAGGTGGCTCAAGTCCATTGCATCAGCCATTTGTCTTCTCCTCACGAATGACTAGGGCAGCATCGGCCATGCGGAAAGCTTCTCGAATGGTTTCATACATGTACGATGCTCCGTGTTTCTCTACGAGCCCCTGGAGGATCCTAGCAGCATAGTAATCGCGCAGGTTAACTACCTCCATGGTGCCGTTGGTCTTGTGTTCGATGTGAACTTGCTCTTGTGTCATCATTGCTCCTTAAAGTGACGGGTTAAATTGTGCTGCTCTATGAATCCCATGTAGTCATACAGGGTCATTGATCTACTAGCCATGCTTGCAATCGAAAACATCTGGGCGATCAGTGCTGCCTCATAGCCCGTCATGTCTTCTTGCGGTTGAAACTTGTAGACCTTGTTGTCGTCCATGATCGAGATGTCTCCGACCACGGCCTTGGTGATGCCAGACAAGGTGAATGTACCTTCAGCCTTGATAGTTCCTTCTGCTGCCATGATCTGTCTTTTCCTCCAGCCTGTCATATACAGTTCGTGCTGCAGTTATTACCCACGCAGCAAGTGGTGCACACGATCAGGCGGCCGTTAGGACCTGGGTTCGTGGTCACTACACAAGACGCATGTGCAGCAACAGACGAGAGTAGTAAGTAAGTGGCCAGGAGGCCTGAGAGTAATCGTTTCATTTGTCTAATTTCCTTTCAAGATTTAAGAATAAACACTCATTGGCATGCTTCTTGCCTTGGCTGTCAACGTAATACTCGCCGCAGCCAACCATCCATTCGGCAAACAAAAGAGCTGCCGCACATCCAAAAACCACAGCGAAAACCACGCTGATCACAAATTCAGACAGGCTGAACTTTTTATTGCTTGGCCTCATCTTTGGCCTCCTTAAGTTCTGAGGGTGGTGTCCAACCCATCGATCGAAACCGTTTCATGATGTCTGTCTCAACAGCCTTGACATACTTCCATGTTGGGTCAAAGCACAACGGTATTTGCTTCTTGCTTTCAATTGCTTCCATAATCTTCTCCTAAAAAGGTGCTTCTTCAAACTGGTTCAAGTCAAGGACGGCCTTGGTCTTCACTGGCCTAGGAAGGACTACCAATCGCATACCAGGCAGCATCCAAGCTTCCGCCTCTACGCGAGTATGAAACCCACGCAAAGGACCGTCCTCATCATGAACCCAAAACCTCATACGCTCACGCGCCCAAAGATGCCATTCATCAACGTCTTCAATTCGCTT